AGCTTGTTCCTCATTGGCCTCTGCTAGAGTTTTCTGAATCTGAGCTTGTAATTGTTGTATCTGAAGTTCATTTCCTATGTTCTCCAACTCTTGTGCTTGTGGGTCTTTTTGCATTAGAGCCTGTACAATCTGGTCACGGTTATGAATACTTGAGTTCTGGAATAATGCCAGTAATATTACATTGAAAGCAGGTGAATCCTTAGGTATAGACTGTAACATCTGTACCATTTGCTGCATTTCCAGTTCCTTAGCCATGATTCCCATAGTAGAATAAGGTATGAACTTATAATCATTAACAGGGTATCTCTCTACATCAAACTGTATCTTTCTCCACATAGACTTCTGTATTAGAGGAATGAGGAAAGTGTTTTGGAAGTTCATCAAGGTACGCTTCTGTCTCTTTATAGCAGCCGATTGCATCATTGACATGCCACTAGCTGTTTCCCTATCTCCCTTAGTAGCATCAGAGCTACCTGTTCCCATCTGTATCATGTTCTGGAGGCTAGTTACCTGATTAAATGTAGATTGGTCAGTAGTACCCATATCTAAAGGCATGATAGCTTCTCTTGGAGAACCATTAGTAAGCACAGTCTTTCCCGGTCTTACTTCAAACTTGACACCTCTAGGTAGTCTTGTAGCATCCGCAGCCATCATAGGTGTAGTGGTTAGTGCTAGAGAGTCTATTCTAGCTCTCATCTCAGCATCTAGAGCTTTCTGTGGATTGTATCCTTTCTCACATATTCCTCTACCCCAGAACTTATTAGGTACGATGTCATGTTGGTAGGAAATGAAGGGTCTATCCTCCATGATAAATAGGTTAGGTTCTACCCTTAATATATGTTCATCATTACATATAGTAACTACAGCTTCAACTAGAGTATCTTTCTTGGTGTACTCGAAGTCGTCTTTATCTTTGCTAGGTTTCAAGAACCTCTTAGGTACTTTACCCCAATATTCAGTTATCTTGACTGAATCTGATTCATCAGCAGGTTTAATCTCTGAGTCATAACCAAACTTAACAGTATCATAACTACCATCAAGAGGTACATCTCTATATATACCTGCTAGTATTCCTTCCACTACATGATAACGAGGTTTGATTACCTCATGTGCAACTCCAAGAGCCTCATTTATTGAGTTAGCTGCTGGGTCTATAAGAAATTCTTTAGGGGAAATAGGTTCAACTTTGATGTCGATTGATGGATATTCAACTAGTTGACGAGTTGTAGTGGTTGTGCCTTCTACAGGTACTTCAGCAGGTGAGCGTTCTATGTTCTGCTCTACTACTATCTTGCCAATGCCTGTACCATATATAGCACTATTGATAAAGACTTCACAGATGGCATCTTTGACACCAGTCTTCTCTAAGTCTTCTTGTAGGAGGTTGCGTACATACTCAGCATCACTTGGGTCCTCATCGAGCATGTCATCCTTGATGTCGAACCATTTTCCTCGCCCAAATGTTGCTTCTTCTAGCTCTGCAACTGATGATTCTACTGCTTGTTGTAGAGCTGGGGATATGATTCTTGACTTTTCAGAACTTCTAGTCCTGTCTTCTTGTAACCAGATGCCTCTCCAGAGACGATAATACTCATCCCACTTGGTTACATAGTTCTGGTCACGGTGATTTCTCCAGCTTTCTAGCCTATAGTTGAGCCAGCCAGCTAAAGCTTGGTATTTAGTTTCTTTATTTTCAAACATTATGCCTTCTAGTAAAAGAAAATTCCTTAGAATAAAGGATTAGGAGCTGAGTATAGCACAGAATCAAGTCCTATGGGAACTATTTATTGAATTACCTACAAAAAAAAGGCGGATAAACCGCCCTTAATTAGTTTTAACTATTTGTTACTTTTTATCGACAAACTCGTATAACTCTTCTGCCTTGTTTTTTATATCTTCTATAGAGTAAGAAGCTGGTAAAAGTGACTGATAGAAATCAACAGTATCTTCTCCTTGTTTTACTGCAGTTTCCCAAGCTTGTGCTGCAAGTTCTTGGTTTTTAGTAGCTTGTTCTTGAAAATACTTTTGAGACATTTCCAATAGTTTAAATCTTAATTCAAATGGATTAAGTGACATAATTTTCTCCTGTGTTGTGTGTTATGTGTAGTGTAGAGTTATTTCTACATGCGTAGTTTAACATAAAGTATAGCTGTTAGGGAACTATTTGTTAAATTACCTAGTATCCTGCAACTTCATCCATCGGTTTCCAGTCATCATCCATATCTATAGAGTAGGCGAAGTCCGCTATTGATACTTGGTCTATATAGGCAAGGCTATCTAGCAAGTCGTCATGTGAAAGATGGTTAGGAAAGTCAAGCATCTGAGAAATAAACACTTTCCAGTCTTTATCTTCATTGAAGGTTATCTGTCCATGCTCCATCCTACCTTGTAAGGACCAAGTAATCCTCTCTGTCTTCTTCTTTCCACCATGTCTAAGTTCATCTATATGGACAAACCTGTTTTCAGTCCTCATTTCATCTTCTAGATAAGGCATAATAGCATTTTTCAAAGAACCTGTCTCTATACCTACTGTTGTAGCTTGATTTACTTCTGCAGCTTTAAGGATTTTCTTGGCTGTGTCCTTAATTCCCCACCTTCCGTGCATAATATCCTTAACCCACCACTTATCTCTATCTATTTTAACGATTGCGATGGAAGTTTCATCTAATTTAGAGCCTTTTAGTCCTCTTTCCTTTTCTACAGCCTCAAATCCTGCTGGGTCTACAGCTATTACAAAGTTTCCTTCTTCTGGTTCTATTCCTGTAGCGAACCACTCCTCCTTAAAGATACCTCCAGAGAAAGTTTCAAAGCTTGCTTCAAATTCCTGTCTAAAAGCCATTGACGACATGGACTTTTTAGCAGCTTGTATCTCTTCTGGTTCTATATAGGGGTTGTCTATAGATGTATAAGAGAAAGTTTCCCAATCATCATCATCCTTAGCCTCTATAAACAAGTCATAGAAGTGATTTTTCCCTGCTGGTGTACCTATAAAGAGAGCTTCACCACGAACATCTGCTAGAGTCGGTCTTAAAATCTGTTCCCATACTATAGGTTTCATCGAGGCGTACTCATCAAGCACGACAAACGATAGTCATACGCCACGCAGCGTATCTGGTCTATCACTTCCTTTAAGAAATATCTTTCTATCATTGATTAAAGTTAGCCTAGCGGTGTTCTCGTAGGCATCTTTGATGACATCAGCTCCTAGTTCCTTGAGCATAGTCCACATAATGTCTTTGGATTGTTGGAATGTTGGACCAACATAGAATACATCTTTACTATCAGACTGTAAAGCTTTGATTAAGAGTAACCAAGCAGCTAATCTGGACTTGCCAAACCTTCTTCCAGCAGCTACTATCTTAAATCTCTTAGGGGAATTGAATATCTCTAGTTGAGCTTCATGGAGTTCTACATTAATCTCTGCCATCCGAGCCTTTCTGAACGAGAGGTATAATCTCTAAAGATTTTCTCTCTTATTAAATATAGGGATTTAGGTTTAATATCTTCACCTATAGGAGCGAAGGGTTGAGGATTAAGTTCATTATCCTTTATACATTCCTTTATTCTTTTAGGAGTTATCCAGTAAAGTCTTTTGTTGGTAATATATACCCACCAAGTAGCTTTAGTAGCTTGGATTCCTGAAGGTTCTCCTCCATAAGAATATTCTATAGCTACATTCCCTGTTTTATGGGACATCCTATCACTCTTTACTTCTATTCCTATTTTCTTCTCAGGAATATAAATATCCCACTCCTTAAAATAACCATCTACTCTATAGGCTTTTGGATACTTACGCTGAACTCTTTTTAAAACTAATTCTTCCTTTTCAGCTCCATAAGCTAAATCACTATGAAAGCTCATCCATCACCTCAGCAACTACAGCTTCCTCAGATTTACCTCTTAATTGTTTGGGTTTGTTTTTCTTAGCTTCTTCCTTGATTTGTTCAGTAGTGCTTACATTAATAACAATACCACCATCATGCTTGCGATGGTTAATCTCTACAGCTTTAGTAGTAGGCACGATTCTGTCCATACACATCTTTAAACAATGAACATCCCCCTTTAAAGCTCTATCTATTATAACTTGAACAATCTCAGGTCCTCGCTCCGTTAAAAGCTCTCTAGATAATATAGTCCACTTATTCATAGAACCCTTAGGTCTACCATTAGGGTTTAAAGCAGGCATACCTTTATACAAAGCAGGATTACCTTTATTATTCCTTCTTCCATCAGTTGATTTCAAAACAAACTCCTTAGTTAAATAAGAAGAAGTATAACATAAAAGATAAACATTAAGATTATTATTAAAGAAATAACATAAAGAAAACAACTCACTCTACACTACTTAAGTAGACTTAAGTCTACACGAATGTAGAGTAAGTTGTTGTTGATACTTGTTTAGTTTGCTCCTAGTGTCTTTTGAAAAACATCTTAATAATAATCATAATGTTTCTCTTCAGTTTTCACTATAGTAACTGCCTTAAGTGAATAACAACAGTCCTCCTCTGTGTCTCGTGTTATCTTAAGTAGCCAAGTCTGAAGGCTAGATTGTAGCATACTTTTCTTGTTTTGTAAACCTTTAGTAGCAAATCTATTAAAAGATAGTTCTAAGAGGTGTCAAGAGAACCCAAATCCTCTCTCATCTGGAGATGATTGTTTATTATTTGAGTGAGCGTATCAAATAGGCTCCCCCTATGGGTTGGTTAGACTGTAGTAGACCGATGTGGTCTTAAGTTTGACTGGTATCCTTGAAGTTCGTGTGTATAACAGCATGATAGTGGTATACAGAGGTTATTACAATCCTCTTTGTATTGATTGGGAAAGATGGTAGACATCACGCAAGCCACAAAGGACAAAGCCTAACCAGCGCTAAGAGTTGGAGGCAATGGCTTCAAGAACAAGCAGAGCTTGTGGAAGCCGATGATTTGTGGAGACACCAGCGCTGTTAAGGTTCTAGTAAACTTCTATGGCAGAAGTTTATAGAATAAAATCCTTAGGCGGATTTGTACTTTGCAATAAACCTTTGTTGTCTACTCTATAAGTGCGGTGTTGGTTAGTGGACAGATTTCCCTAGGGGAAAATGTTTTCTAAATACTACTCTCTGAACTGTCCTATTCTAACATAGGTAACGGATTGCATCAATGGCTGATGACAATCCTATAATGCTCTTGTCAAGA